GCGCCATTACCGAGGTCAAGCAGGCCAGTGATGACGAACTGAACACGCGGGCCGCAATGGTCGCGGTTGATGCGGCCCTTTCGCAATATGCGAATGTGGACTGGAATCAACTGGAGGCACAGGACTTCCAGGCCGCACAGAGCCATTTCCGCAATTACACCTTGCTGCAACAGCAGCGTGCAAATCTCGACACCGAACTAACAGGAGCCGTCCAAAGGCGTGAGGCTGAAGCGCAGCGGGTGACCGCCGAGCGCCTACAGCAAGGCATTGCCGAACTGGAACGCGATATTCCTGATTGGAGCGCTCAAAAGGCGATCACTCTGATGGAGTTCGGGGAAAAGCAGTTTGGTTTCCCGCGTGCGTATCTCGAAAGCGTCACAGACCCGAAATTCGTGAAGTTGATGCACACGGCCTACGTCGCGATGAACGCCAAACCCAAGCAACCGGCCCAAGTGCAGGCAAAGCCCGCTGCAAAGGTCAAGGGCGGCTCCGTTCCCAAGCGGGGACTGGATGACCGTCTTTCGGCTGATGAGTGGATCAAGCAGCGCAACGCACAGGTCAACAAGCGATAACCGGGTAGGCACTCGCCGCCCTTAGTTGGACTTTACACCATGACGCAGACCATCCTTACCGATACCAAGGTGACCCGCGAGGCCCTTCGTATCCTCCACCAGAAGCTGAACTTTGTCGGCTCGATCAACCGTCAGTATGATGACAGTTTCGCCAAGTCCGGCGCAAAGATCGGCACCACGCTGAAGATCCGTGAACCGAACCAGTACACGGTTCGCACCGGCAAGACCATCGATGTGCAGGACACGGCGGAAGAGAGCCAGACCCTCACTGTCGCCACCCAGAAGGGTGTGGACGTGAACTTTTCGTCTGCTGAACTTACCATGTCGCTGGATGACTTCTCGAAGCGCATCCTTGAGCCTGCCATGACGGTGCTTGCGGCCAACATCGAATATGACGCCATGTCGATGTACAAGGACGTTTACAATTCGGTTTGGACGCCGGGTTCGGCCATCGCTTACAATGATGTGCTGGATGCTCGTGTCAAGATGCAGAACGGCCTCGCCCCGCTGAATGACCGCACGGCCAACCTGAACTCGCAGGACATGGCGGATCTGATCCAGGACACCAAGACCCTGTTCAACGACCAGGCGCAGCTTTCCAAGGCATACAAGGAAGGCTACATGGGCCGCGCGGCGGGCTTCGACTTCATGGAAAACACCATGTGGCCGGGTCACACCTGCGGCTCGGAAGATGGCTCCTATGTCGTCAACACCTCGACGGGCATCACCTCCGGCACCGCTACTATCGCGGTTACGGGCGGCACTGGCACTCTGGCGCTGGGCGACGTGTTCACCATCGTGGGCGTGACTTCGGTTCACCCCGAAACCAAGGTGAGCACCGGCGTATTGCAGCAGTTCGTGGTGACTGCCGCCTATGCGGGCGGCGCGGGCAACGTGTCTGTTTCGCCTACCCCGATTACCTCGGGCGCAAAGCAGAATATCAGCATTGCTTCGGCGGGCGCGAGCAAGTCCGTTGTGGTCGCTGGTACGGCCTCGGGTGCGGATACCACTTCGCTTCTGTACCACAAGGACGCCTTCACCTTCGTGACGGCTGACCTTGTGATGCCGGGTGGCGTGGACTTCGGCAAGCGTGAAGTCGTGGACGGTATCAGCCTGCGCATCGTGCGCCAGTATGACATCAACAACGACAACCTGCCGTGTCGAATCGACGTCCTCTATGGCTACAAGACGCTCCGTCCGCAGTGGGCCACGCGCCTCCACTTCAACTGATAACCTCGGGGGCTTCGGCCCCCTTCTTTTTGGAAGGATAGCCTTATGGCTGTTGAATATGTCGGCACCGGCAATGATGACGGTGTGAACGTTGGCCGTTCGTCTACTGACAAGGTGGGCTTTTACGGCAAAACCCCGGTTGTGCAGGGCGCGGCTGTGACCACGCTGGCCACCACCCCCACGGCAACGGATATTGCCACGGCGGTTAATTCGATCATCTCCCGCCTTCAGACGGTGGGGATTATTGCTTGAGTGAGCTTCTACTTGGCTGCGGTTCTAGCCGCGTCAAGAAGCTGCATAGGGATGGGAGGGCTGAATGGTCCTCCCTGACCACTCTGGATTACAACGCCGATCACAAGCCCGATGTGGTGCACGACATGGCGGTCTTTCCTCTCCCCTTCGCGGATGAGGCATTTGACGAAATACATTGCTATGAGTGTCTTGAGCATGTCGGCACGCAAGGCGATTACAGGTTCTTCTTCGGGCAGTTTAGCGACTTCTGGCGGCTGCTGAAGCCTGCGGGCATCCTGTTCGGCACGGTTCCGCTTCCCGGATCTGTGTGGGCATGGGGCGACCCATCACATACGCGGGTGATCCCCAAGGAAAGCTTCACCTTCCTCCATCAGCCTTCCTATGCGCAAGTCGGCAAGACCGCGATGTCGGACTTCCGCTTTTGCTACCGGGCTGATTTTGACATCATCCACCTGCGCGAAACCGGCGACGTGCTGGAATTTGCCTTGCAGGCGGTCAAGCCTTCGAGGTGTGCATGAAAGTGATGGTCGCCATCCCCGCCTATAGCGGGACAATTCATCTTGGCACCATGCGCTCCCTGTTCACCGACCTTCTGGCGCTTCAGGCGCGGGGTGATGACTGGACGCTGATGGATGAGTGCGGCAACGCGCTGATTGCCGATGCGCGGGCGCTGATTGTTGCCAAGTTCCTTGCCAGCGAATGCGATACACTGGTCTTCATTGATAGTGATGTCTGCTGGGAAGCGGGCGCGCTCCTGAGGCTGGTGGATTCTCCGGTTGACATGGTGGCCTGCATCTATCCGCAGCGCCGGGACCCTATCGCTTATAGCGTCAAATGGCTCGACAGGCCGGAATTGCAGGCTGACCCGGAGACGGGCTTGCTTGAGGTGGCGGGTGTGCCTGCCGGGTTCATGAAATTGAGCCGCAGGCAATTGGAAGCGATGGTCGCGCAATACCCTGACAGCGAATTCTACGTCGAAACGGCCCCGGATCAGAGGGCTTGGGCGCTGTTCGCGGATTACCGCATCGGTAAGCACAAGATGGGCGAGGATTACGCCTTTTGCCGCCGCTGGACCGACATGGGCGGCAAGGTTTGGGTCAATCCCGAGGCCAAGTTGGGGCATGTCGGATTCAAGACATTTGAAGGCCATTTGGGCGACTGGTTGCGGGGGCGTTAAATGGCTATTGCGATACAAGTCCCTTCAGCGGGCTATGATAGCTATGACACGCTGGTTGCGGCCATTTCCGACTATCTGGATGGGCAGGTTGACACGACGCAGCTCGGGGGCTGGGTTGGGCTGGTCGAATCCGAGATCAATCGCCGCCTTGCCCTGCGCCCGGTTCGCCCGCAACTGACGCGGCAGACCATCGCGCTCGATGCGGAATATGTCGATCTGCCTGACGACCTAATGAAGGTCCAGACACTCGACTTTGAAAACACCTATGATGAGCGCAAGTCCTTGCGCTTTGTCGATCACGTGGGCCTGGTCGATGATGCGGCCAATCCGGTCCCTAACGAATGGCTGTTCTCCACTACGGTTGACTACACCGGGGAACCAGAAGTCGGTGCGGTGATCGACGGCGAAATGCGGGTCTATCCCGTCCCTGATGTGAGTTACGCCGGAAGCCTGCTCTATTATGCGAGGCTTCCGGCCCTGTCGTCGGCTAACCAGTCCAACTGGTTCCTTGCGCACCATTCGGATATTTACCTTTACGGAATGATGTTCCACGCGAACACGTTCCTTCCCGACAAGGAAACGGCTGCGCAGTGGTTCGACCTGTTCGATAGCCGCTTGCAGCAGGTTTTGACGGCCTATCCTACGCCTCCGGTTCGCAGGCAATTGCGCACCGATCTTGCGGACATGGTATGATAGAACGGGTTACGCTTCCGGCCTATCTGCCGGACCAGTCCAATAATAGCGGCGTGCTTCTGAGGGCGGAAAACGTCTTCCCGGCACAGGACGGCTATCGCTCCATCGGCAGCCTGTACGAGATCAGTGACGCGCTCGGGGCTGCCTTCCTGGGTGGGTATAGCGCCATCGCAACGGATGGCACGGCCTACCTTTTGGCTGGCACCGCTGCGGGGTTGTATCAACTGGAATCCGATGGGTCATGGACCACGTTGGTTAACGGCCTGACTATCGGCAACCGCTGGAAGTTTGCACAGTTTGGCGATTACGTCATTACCGTGAACGGATCCACCACGCGCGCGGTCGATCTGGCGGGCGGCACGGCCAATGCGCTGGCGACGGCTCCGACTGGGGCTACCATTGCGGTGGTCGGCGATTATCTCGTAATCGGGCAGGCGGGCGGCGATATTTCGCTGGTCCAGTGGTCCGCCTTTCGGGATTACACGGGCTGGACGGACGGCGTTAATCAGGCTGGTTCTCTGCCAATGCAGTCGGGCGGCTCGGTGATGGCCATCGCCGGGGGTGAGTACGGCATTGTTCTCCAGCGCGAGCGCATCATGCGGATGACGCGTACTGGCGATTCCGACGCGCCATTCCAGTTTGACGAGGTATCCAGCAATTTCGGATGCGCTTCAGGGTCCTCGGTGGCGCAGGCAGGGCGCACGATTTTCTTTCTGTCCGACCGGGGCTTCATGGCACTGGATGACGGGCAGGTGCTGAAGCCGATTGGCTCTGAAAAGGTTGATCGCACCTTTATCGAGGCGGTCGCGCGCGATGACTTTACCGGGCTTTATACGGCGGTTGACCCGCAGAACAAGCTGGTGTTCTGGTGTGTTCCAGGCGCTCCCGGCACGGTGTGGATTTACAATTTCGAGCTAGACCGCTGGTCCACCATGTCCCTGCCCATAACGGGCATCATGCCGGGCTTTACCACGTCCATCGGGTTGGATGATTTGGCGGTGACCTATACCAATCTGGACACCATGCCTTACACGCTGGATGACCCCCGGTGGAGTGGGGGCAATCCCCGGCTCTATTGCGTCAGTTCTGCGCACAAGATCGGCACGCTGACCGGCGACAAACTGGCCGCGCGGATGGACTTGGGCTTTAACCAGTTCACGCCGGGACGGGTGACGCGGATGCGCTCTGTTCGCCCGATTACGGACGCGGTTTCCGGCATGTCGCTCTCTGTCGATGCCAAGGCGCGGCTTGGAGACACTAACAGCCTGACGGCAGGTTCGACGCTACAGGCTTCGGGCATCATGCCGCTGCGCACTACCGGGCGTTATATCTCGACCAGCCTTCGCGTGGCGGCTGCAACCGAGTGGAATTATGTACAGGCGCTCGATTATGACTTTGAGCCGGGCGGCGCGCGATGACGCAAGCCATCACACCCATTCCGGTTGATGCAAAAACAGCGGATTGGCCGCGCAAGGTGGCGACGGTCCTTAACCGCCTGCAAAACACAACCGCGCTTGCCGGTGGCACGGCAGCATGGGGCAGCATTACCGGCACGCTGTCCAGCCAGGCCGATTTGCAGACCGCCTTGAACGCTAAGCAGGCCGCGTTGGTTTCCGGCACGAATATCAAGACGGTGAATGGGGCGAGCCTGCTAGGCGCGGGCGATCTGTCCACGGTTCAAACCACGATTACGGGCAATGCAGGCACGGCAACGGCTTTGCAAACCGGGCGCAATTTCTCGATCAGCGGCGGGGGCATTACTGCGGCGGCGGTATCTTTTGACGGCTCGGCAAATGTCACCCTGTCAGCGTCGGTCGATAGCGGACACGTTACGCTTGCCCGCATGGCAGACGTTGCCACCTCGACGGTGTTCTATCGCAAGACGGGGGGAACGGGTGCTCCTGAAGTCAATACGCTTGCCACGCTCAAGACCGATCTTGGCCTGACTGGTACGAATAGCGGCGATCAGACCATCACTCTTACCGGGGACGTTACAGGCTCCGGCACTAGCTCCTTTGCCGCGACGATTGGCGCGGGGGTTGTCTCCAATGCCAAGCTTTCGAGCGTGGCGACGGCAACGATCAAGGGGCGGGCTACGGCTGGTACGGGTGATCCAGAGGATTTGACCGGAACGCAGGCCACGGCCTTGCTTGACGCCTTTACCTCCACAACAAAGGGGGTTGCTCCTGCCTCTGGTGGCGGGACAACTAATTTCCTTCGCGCAGATGGTTCATGGGCCGCGCCTCCCTCTGGTGGTGGCGTCAGTGACGGCGACAAGGGCGATATTACCGTTTCCGGGTCTGGGACGGTATGGACCATTGACAATGGCGCTGTTGGCCTGACGACCAAGGTTTCCGGCACGCTTCCGGTTGCAAATGGTGGCACCGGCACGGGAACGGCCTTTACGAGCGGCTCTGTTGTGTTCGCGGGCGCGTCGGGGGTTTACTCCCAGGACAATGCGCAATTCTTCTGGGATGATACTAACAACCGGCTTGGCATCGGCACGGCCTCACCGGGCTATTCCGTAACCGCCGCTGGTGGAAGTACGGGCGGGTTTGGCGTTGTCGGCTCTGGCGGCACTTCAAACATCACAACAGCGGTAACGGCGGGCGGGCTGGTCCTTAACGCAAGGGCGGGTTCTGACGTTGCGGTCAACATCGACTTCAACGCGCCGGAGATTTCAACGGCTGCTATAGATTACCGCTTTGGCCGGTCAACTACCACAACCGGCACTTGCTCGCTCCGGGTTTATGCTCACGATGGCACGGGGGCGGAACGCCATAGGATCAGCAGCACCGGCGATGCGTTCTTCGCTAGTGGTGCGGGTAATGTAGGCATCGGGGTTATCCCGTCCGGTTCCTACAAGCTGGAAGTGAGCGGTTCTGCCAGCGCAACATCGCTGGTTGTGTCTGATGATGCCTATGCGGTTGGCTGGAACGGCTCCTTGCAGGTTCCAACCAAGAACGCGGTCTATGACAAGATTGAGGATTACGCTGAAAAATGGGTGATGCTGACAGCAGATTACACGCTGTCGAGCGTCGCAACCGAGCAGAAGGCGTTCAACACCACAACCAATGGCACACTCACCCTACCAACCGGTGTTTATGTGTTTGAGTGGTTCGCTTATCTCACAAGTATGAGCGCCACCTCTGGAAACGCATCGTTTGATCCGGTGGGTGCTGGGACGGCTGTTACCAACCGTTGGGGGCAGACGGCACGCGGTATCGACAACACCTCTCCCCTGGCGGTTGGCGCGCAGGGCGGTTCCGCTTCGGTCACGCAGCAATTGCCTGCATCTGCCGTAACGGCGGGTACGGGTACGGGCATGGCCGCAACCATGACGGGTATGTTCCGCGTCTCGACGGCGGGATCCATCATTCCTTCCATTACGCTGGTTACGGCGGCCGCTGCGGTAATGAAGGCGGGCAGTTATTTCCGTATCCGCAAGGTCGGTGAAAGCACGGTCACGTTCGTCGGAAGCTGGACCTAGGGGATAGACTTCTATGGCCGCAGCCTTTGAGATTACCGCCTTTGAAAACCCCGAACACCATCCCGATTGTCCGCAAATCGGAGACCTTGAGGCGCTTGCCATTAAAGGCGGGGCGGAACCGGGCGATTTGGCAAGGAAGCTGGGCGTGAGGCATTCGGTTTTGTGGCCGGTCGATGGGGGGACCTTGGTTCTCGACTGCGCGGAAGATGGTGCGCTGGTGATCTGGCTTGCTGTTGGCATGGGCGCGCTCGGGGCAATGCTGGAAGCGGTCAAGGTTGATATTCCGGCCTTTGCGCGGGCCAATGACTGCACTTGCCTGAGAATTGAAGGGCGCAGGGGGTGGAAACGCCTCTTGCCGCATTGGAACTGCCGGGAGGCGGATGGAATGGTGATCTTGGAGTTACCGCTATGAAGAGTTCAAGTAGCACAAAGCCGCTGAAGGAATACAAGCCCTACATTGACGATGCGGCGAACGCGCTCAAGGGCAGCTATGCGCAGAACAGCGGGCAGATTCAGGACTATACCAATCAGGTTACGGGCCTTTTGCCGTCCATGATCGACAAATACAAGGCGGGTAATGCCGGGGTCAACGCGGCAACCGATTACGTCACGGACACGCTGGGCAGCGATTACAGCCAGAACCCCTTTCTGGACGATGTTCTTGCGCGCTCCAACAATGACGTCATGAACCAGATGCAGGCCGCGCTGGGCGTCAAGGGCCTGACGGGCGGTTCCAACTATGCCGGGCTGATCTCCGACCGGGTTGCGGAAAACACGCTGAACACCCGCTATAACGATTACAACAATTGGGAAGCCCGCAGGGCAAACGCGGCGGGCATGGCTCCGGGTCTGGCCGCTGCTGACGTTATCCAGGTTGCGCCGATGCTTTCGACGCTCGAAGCCTCCCTAACGCCTCTACAGGCCGCTGGGGGCTATGCTCAGGGCGTGCAGGGGCTTTTGGGTCAGTACAGCAAGACAAAGAATAAGAGCGGCATCGGCGGGCTTCTTGGCGGCCTTGCGGGTGCCGGTCTGTCTGGTTGGGCGAGCGGAGGGTTCAAATGAGCATGGGGCGCGGTGGCCTGTTCGGCTATCCAAAACTGGACGATGCGGAAAGCATCATGTTCCCGGCATCGCAGCGCGGGCTGTTCGGTGGCGTGCCGACGCAAATGGTCGCGCCTCAGGAGCAGCAGGAAGGCAAGCCCAAATTCTTCGGGCGGGGTGGGACTGGTCGGGCAATTGCTGGCTCTATCGGTGACGCCTTGTTGCAAATGAACGGAATGCAGCCGATTTACGCGCCGACTGTCGAGGCACAGCGCGATGAACGGGCTAAAATGCAAATGATGCAGGCCAAGCGCCAGCAGGAATGGGACGACTGGGTAGCGCAGCAGCAATACAAGCGCGAAAACCCGGAGCCGGTCAACAATGACACGGTGAACGATTACGGCTTTATTAAGCAACGGCTTGGCGAAGAGGCGGCAGACAACTATCTCCGCAATCTCGGCGATCCCTATGTCACCACACCGCTTCCGGGGAATCGCTATTACGCTGGCCCACGTTCCGGCATGGGCGCGGCATTGGGTGGTGGTGCTGAACCGGCTGACGTTCCGACTGTTAGCGATGAAGCGTCATACAACGCCATCCCCGCTGGCGCTCAATACCGCACACCTGAGGGCAAGCTAAAGGTTAAAGGAGGCGCTGCCAGCAATGGCGGCGGCCCGTTTCCCCGTTAGTCCCCCGCAGAAACTCAAGTCTGGCTACATGACCAGCGGACGCCGGACGCCGGAAGGTAACAAGCTGGTGGGCGGGGTTCCGAATAGCGCGCATCTGACGGGCCGCGCGGTGGATTACTACGGCTCGGATTTGAACGCGGTTCTGGCTGAAGTGCAGGGTCTCCCCGGCAAGCGCAAGGCGTTCATCCATAACGACCATGTGCACGCTGAAGGCGATTGGGAAGCTCCCTATTTTGGCAAACGCGGCACTACGGGATTGAGGAAGTAAGATGGCTAATCCTTGGGACAATGACCCGGACGTTCCGCAGGGCGGCGGTAATATCTATGCGGCACCTCAAGACCCTGTAGTGGCTCGCGGCAAGCAGCTACAGAACGATAGTACGGCGCAGCGCATGGCTTTGGCTCGGCAGGCAGAGGCAAGGGCGCAGGCATCGGAAAGGCGTGCGCAGACTTCGATGGAGGGCAATCTCCTGAAGGGGGGTATTCGTATTGGAGCAAGTGGGAAACCGGAGCCTATTCCGGGGTGGAAACCTCCCCAGGCTACAACCAAAGACAATGGACGGCTCGCATCGCTCAATGCGTTGGCGCAGCAGATCCGGCGCGCTTACTCGCTTTACCAATCCGGGCCGGGCAAGACTTCCGGCCTTGCTGGTTTGGCCGACTATCTCCCGACGCCAGCGAATAAGCAATTTGACACAGTGGGCGCGGGCATTGGCGAAATGGGCCTTTCCGCCTTTCGCACTCCTGGCGTTGGTTCGCAGTCTGATGCCGAATTGAAGGCGTTTGTTGACGCTAATCGGCCTTCGTCACGAGATTATGACACGCAGATTGTCGAGAAGTTGGGCAACCTCGAAAACCGGCTTTCCGAAACGTATAAGTCACTCGGGCAACAATATAAGCCCATTGTCCCACGCTCTGGCGGTGGTTCAAAAGTCATCGACTTTAACGACCTTCCTTAAAGGATAGCCCATGCCTGATGTAAGGATGCCGGACGGCACGATTATTCGTAACGTGCCGGAAGGGACTACGCGCGCTCAATTACAAGAGAAGATCGCGCAATCAAAAAAGCCCACCTCGTTCCTGCAAGGCGTTGCAGAGGGTGCGCTTCCGGCTGTCACCAACATTGCTAAGGCAATGCAGTATGTGAACCCGTTCCTCGTTGGAACCAAGGCCGCTTCAAGGGTTATGGGGACGCCTGACGTCTATTCCGAAAAGGTCAAGGCGGGCAACGCCAAGGTCAAGGGCGCGCTTTCCCGGACCGGCTACAGGGGTTCCACGGTAGGCAAGATCACTGGCGGCATTATCGGCACGCTTCCGACGCTGGCCCTCCCCGGTGGCGCGTTTGCGCAAGGAGCGGCGGGTGGTGCATTGCTCAATGAGGATGGCACTGTCGGCGGTATCCTGCGTGATGCGGCGGTCGGCGGCGTTGCTGGCAAGGTCGGTGATGTGGTCGGCAAGCGGGTGGTCGCTCCTGTTGCTGAACGTATTGGCCGCACGGCTCCGGCTCGAGCTGTCGCCAATCGCGTAACCAATGCCGTGAATAGCGCGCTTGGTTCCAATGCTATCAAGTCCTTGCCGCTTCCCAAGTTCACCAAGACGGACAAGGCAATGGGGCGCGTAAGCCCTGAACTGTCTGCCGTGCGCCAGAATCTTGACGATGCCGCGCGCCTTGGGATGCCTTACTCGCTGGCTGATGCTGCGCCTGAATTGCGGATGCTCGGCGGCTCTGTGGCTCGCAAGTCGGCCTCTGCCCGCGCTCTGGCTGAAAACACCTTTGGCCCGCGCAATCTTGGACAGGCTGACCGGGCCGTCAACGCGATTGACACGCATCTTGCGCCGATTACCAACATTGAGCAGCGCGCGGCGCAAATCAAGAAGCAGGCATGGGACGCGGCTGATCCGCTCTATCAGGATGCTTTCTCGCAACCTGCGCCGATCGATGCGGACTTGCAGAATATCTTGCGCCGTCCTGCTGGCAAGTCTGCGTTGGCTAATGCCTATGAGATTGCCCAGAACTCTGGCCGCAACCCTAGCGAGTTGGGCTTTGTGCTGGATGATGCGGGGCAGCCGACGCTGGCCGATCTGATTGGCAATGAGGCGTCCCGATACGCCAATGTCAAGCTTGGCAATCCGGCTGATGAACTGACCCGTACTACGGTGCGCGGCATGAACAGGGACGTTAGCAAGGTCGGCCCCACCGATCTCGTCGGTTTCATCCGGCTTAATGGTGGGTTGATGGATCAAGGCGGCGAATTGTCGCATATGGGCCTCAACAATGCCGCACGCCGGGGAATGGATTTCGTCGGCCAGGAACAGCGGTTCGGTCCGCTTGTCCATGATGGCGGCATGAACCTTGACGATGCGGCTTTCAAGGCGTGGGAAGCCGGGTATTTCCCCGATCTTCCTGAACGGCCTAGCGTCAATCAATTCCTTGATGCCTTGCGCGGCACTCATGAAGGCTGGGACCGCCGCTTCCTGCCGGATGACATTCCGCAGATTGAACGCTTCGGCAACGCCGTAGATGAGGCCAATGCTGCGCGGGAAGTCCGCTTTGAGACGGGCCGCGTTCCGCTGGTGGATCGCTCTGTTTCCGCTGCTGGCGATGTGCCGTTTGCGCCGCCTGAGGCTTATGAGATGTCCACGCGGGCGGTTAATTCTCCGACGATGGAAACGCTCGACCTTGTAAAGCGCGGGCTTGATCAGGAACTTGAGCCGTTCCGCAATCCGATTACGCGCCAGCTTAATCTGGAAGGGAATCCAAAGGGCAAGGCGGTCAATGATCTCTTGCAGGACTTCCGGGCGCGGGTGGATACCCTTAACCCGGACTATGCGGCGGCTCGTGCAGCCTATGCGGATGGGATTGCTCCGCGCACAGCCTTGAAGGCTGGGTATGAGGTTCTCCCCAAGGGCAACGTCCCTATGCGGGAATTTGAGGCGTCCTTGGCGGCCATGCCGGAGGCTGGGATTCCAGAAGCGCAGCGCGGCTATGCAACGGCGATGGCTAACGCAGTAGAGCGCCAGCGCCTTTCATCCAATCCCTATAACACCGTCTATGGCTCGCCGCTGCAACAGCAGAAGGTTGGCGCGTTATTCCCTGATGGGGCTAACGACTTCGGGCGAGTCTATGGCCTTGAAGGAGACATGGCTAAAACCGCCTATGAAACGATTGGCGGCTCTCCCACTGCCGCGCGCCAGCAGGCCGATGAGATTTTCGGCAATGGCGATGTGACGGCGAATGCCTTGCAGGCGATTACCAGCCCGAAGCTTGGATTGCTCCAGCTTGGGGCGCGCAAGGTGTCCGACCATATGCGGACGCGCGGCGAGCGCAATGCGGCTGAAATGGCCCCCGTCCTGTTCAACACTGATCCGCGCCTTGCCCTGCAATATCTGGACGATCTCGCCGGGAAGAATGCGGACATGGCGGTGCGCAAGGATGCTTACAGGCGACTAGGCGGAATCTTTGGGGTTCCTGCTGGTGTCGGTAGTGTGGCGCTGCTTCCTCAGAATTGAGAAATACTCCCACACGCCACGAATAAGGCCAAGGCCAAAGGTGACACCGATCACCTGTAAAATGTGGTCGCTCATCCCCCTAGCCTAACACAAAACTCACGCAAGGCCATCCCTAATCCAGGTGGCCTTTTTTATTGGAGGCTCCCTTGGCCGTAACCGATTATTCCACGACTGCGGGTTCAAATACCAGCATTTCCGGCATCAACATTGCCGAGAATTGTTCCCCGGCGAATATCAATAATGCGATCCGCACGCTGATGGCAGACATTGCCACGGGCCTGGATGATGGTTCCTTTGTGGGGGCGAGCTATCAGCCGCTTGATGCGGAATTGACCGCCATTGCTGGCCTGACCAGCGCAGCGAATAGGGTGCCGTATTTCACCGGCTCTGGAACAGCGGCGCTTGCGACCCTTTCCGCTTTTGCCCGCACCATTCTGGACGACGCGGACGCAGCGGCGGTGCGAACCACGATTGGCGCGATGGCCGAGCCGACTGTCACCGGGAACGGCTCGGGCGGCAAGATTACGCTGGGTGGGCTTACCCTGACATGGGTTGACGGAACGGCGGCGGCCAACTCGACCAGCACAATCAGCTATGGCGGCTCCCATACCTACGCCACTTGGGCGAGGGCATGGTGCAGCGGCGGCAGGGCCGACACGAACGCACAGGACAATGACCCGACTGTCACGTCCTCCGGCCTGTCCAGCGCCAGCGTATTCAGCGCGGCTGATAGCAGCGTCTCCATCACTCTTTTCTCGATTGGGGTCTGACTATGCCTGCGCATTTTTTTGACACGGTTGAGAACTCCGTCACCGGCAAGCCCGTTTCCGGCGCGTCCGTCACTGTGCTTGACGGGGTGGATGGGGCGGAATTGACCATCTACACGGATGAGCTGCTTTCGGTGGAGGCGTCCAATCCCCTGACCACGGACAGCACCGGCTTCTTTGAGTTCTACACCGATCAGGATGAGGGCTGCCTTGTCATTGCCTATGACGGGGCGACCTATCGCACGATTGAAAATGTGCAGTTCCTTGGCGGCTCCGTCTCGACCGATCTGGCGACGTTGGCCGCGCGTGTAGACAAGCATGATACGGTGTTCGGACTGGCGGCGAGCGCGCTTGATCTGGGCACGTTTACCGGCTCGACCATTGCCGATAGCAGCGCGGTTAAGGTGGCGTTGCAGGCGCTTGAAACGGCGGTTGAGGCCGCCGCGCTGACCATGGCAAGCACAGTAGCGCAATCCGGCACGCCTGTTGCCAACTCGGTCGGCTTCCTTGGCTCGCCGCAAATGGCCGATCAGGACGATTACACGCTGGCCCTGACCGATGCGGGCGGACATTATTACCACGTATCCGCCACGCCTCACACGCTGACCATCCCGGCTAATAGCTCGGTCGCATTTCCTATCGGAACGGTGTTTGCCATCGTGAATGAGAACGGGGCGGGAGCCATTACCCTTGCCATCACGACTGACACGCTGCGGTGGGGCAGTTCGACCGGCTCGCGCACGATTGCGGCCAACGGCGTGGCGACGCTGTTGAAGGTGACCAGTACTGTCTGGCGCTTGACCGGGGATGGGATTACCTGATGGGCGGCACCTTCACGCACCGGCTTGGCGTGCTGTCCGGCGTCTCATTCGTCCCCAGCCTTATCGCGGTGCAGGATTTCACCTCTGCCACCAGCGCCGTCGGGTCGGTCAATTACACCACAACGGCCCTCACCGGGGTAACGCCCAAGGGGGTGCTGATAATCGGCTGTGGCCATGATCCGGCCAACGGCAGCGCCGAGACGCCCACTCAGCAGTTGACGGTCGGTTTCATCAGCAACACCGCGTCTTCTGATCGCGTGGCGATGTTCGCGACGGCGGATAACGTCGCATCGACCAACGGCGCGCGGGGCAATGACCTCGGCAAGGCTTATCGCGCCTATAATGCTGGCGCGAGTTCGGCCAATCGCAGTGCTGATGGTGCGGTGATTTCGGGCGGTATTTCACTGAACTGGGTTGCCGGTGCCAGTCCCGAGCTTAAGGCGGCATTCCTGGCCTTTGGCGATGCCAGCTTTTCCGCGCTCAGCAACGACATCACGCTGGGTACGGGCGCGGCTGTGTCCTGCGCGACAGCATTCACTCCGCACATTGTCTTTTATGTCAGCGCCTGCCAGCTGGATCAAAGCAGTGTCAACGGGCGATCAAGCTTAACATTCGGCATTGCTACCAATCACAGCGGCACCATCGTGCAGAAATGTGTCGTCGTGGCTGAACCTGGCGGCGCAGCCAACGCGCGGCCACTGCAAGCCATCCTGACCAATCGCATCGGCATGCAAATCAACGACGCCACCGGCGGCAATGACTATGATCTGACGATCAGCAATTTCAGTTCAGGCGGCTTCGACATCACGCCCTCGGCCACCGCTGGCACCGATGTCGGTTCATGGCTGGCGGTCAACATGGGATCGCGCGGCTACAAGCTGGTGGACTTCACCACGCCCACCAGCACCGGCGCGCACGCGATCACCGGGGTCGGCTTCCAGCCCAGCGCGGCGATCATTGTCATGACGAACCTTGAGGCGACCGACCCTTCGTTCCCCGTTGCCACATCGGACCTGCATAGCGCCCTGTCGATTTCACTGGTGGGCGATGAGCAATGGTCGGCATCGACCCGGAACGACAGCGGCGCGGACCCGACGGACACGGCTTCGCTGATGAAGAATACCGCCCTTATCAGCGGCAGCGCGACCAGTTGCACAGCCATCGAGGCGACCCTGACCAGCTTCGACAGCGACGGGATGACGCTGAATTATTCCGCCGTGCAGGGGACGGGGAAAAAGGGCTTCATTCTGTTTCTGCAATAGCCGCCTGAGCATCGAACGGCGCATTCACGGCGGCGATGGGCGCGCGCGACCGTCAAAGACTAACGAAAAGTGCGTCGAAGGTGCCGTAACCCCGCTGGCATAGAACTGTGCTGCGTTCTTGGGGTTGTGGATCGGGCGCTTCCATGTCCAGCACTCAAGTGGGGTGCGGATATCCACGAGCGACCAAAATCGGTCTTTATCGGAATCGGGAATCTGTTCTAAGGCGAACATAGCCATCGGCGCGGTCCTTTCGCGTTGTGGTTAGGGCCGGGCGCTGTTGCAAGCAGCGATTCCGGCCCGTTTTCGTTAGCAGAATCCCTTTTTATTCTCAAGCACTAGGGGCGCTCTGCAATGAAGTATTCCGCCAAATGACAACGCACGACGACTTGAACCGCGACCTAGGCCGCATGGAAGGCACTTTGCACGGCATGGGGGACCGCTTGGGCAAGCTGGAAAAGATTGTCTCGGACGGCTTCGACAAGTTGAACCAGCGGCTAGATGTAATCGAGAAGCGCGAGAGCGAGCGCAAGGGCGGCTTTCGTGTCGCTCACTGGATCTATGGCGCAGCGACGGGGCTAGTGGCCTTTCTGGCAGCGCATTTCCTCAAATAAACAAAGGAGGCGCGTATTCCTACGCCACCGCTCTCACCTGAGAAAATGGCAGAGGCGCTAGACGCCTTTGTTGAACACGGCGGCATTGCCACGGCAGCAAGGGCGCTGGGCATACCGGAGGGGACGTTTCGTTCCAGACTGGACCGGGCAAGGGAGTGGCGGGCATCGCAAGGCCATGCACCGGGCCATTTTGACAGCGGCGTAGCTCCCGGCTTCACTATAGGCAAGGTTACCGTCCAGCGCGGTCCTGACGGCGCTGTAGAGCGGACATGGGAAAGGCAGTCTCCTGATAAGGAGCGTGCCCTTGCGGCTCTCAGGGAGGCTGTGGAGGCAATGGCGGGTGACATATCACCTGCATCTCCGGTTAAGGCCCCATATGTCACTACAGATAGCCTCCTGACGTTATATACCTTTACAGATTACCATGTCGGCGCGCTCTGCTGGCACAAGGAAGGTGGGGCCGATTGGGATACCGCCATCGCAGAACAGATCGGCGTCAAGGCGATGCAGGCTCTGGTCGATGGCTCCCCTCCCGCTCATAGCGCCATCGTCAACGTGCAAGGCGATTTTCTGCATTGGGACGGTTTGCAGGCGGTCACTCCGACGCACGGCCATGTGCTTGATGCGGATTCCCGGTTTGGTAAGGTGGTTGACGTTGCGATCCGGCTCATTCGCCAACTGGTCGCCACGGCGCTTGCCAAGCATGAGCAAGTCATCCTGCTGATATGCGAGGGAAACCACGATATAGCCTCCAGTCTATGGCTGCGTAAGCTGTTCGCCGCGCTTTATGAAAACGAGCCGCGCGTTACCGTCCATGACAGCGAATTGCCCTACTACGCGATACGCTGGGGCAACGTGATGCTTGGCTTCCACCACGGCCATATGAAGGCAAATGGGCAGTTGCCAGCCTTGTTCGCGGCACAGTTCCGGGAAATGTGGGGGCAATGCCACAAGGTCGCCATCCACACCGGCCACCGTCACCATCGGGAAGTGAAAGAGCATCCCGGCGCAGAAGTGATCCAGCACCCAACCTTGGCTGCACGCGATGCTTATGCGGCGCGTGGCGGGTGGTGGAGTGAGCGGCGGATGTCCGCTCTGACTTATCACAAATCGTTCGGGGAAGTCGGCTCAAGCACCGTCTGCCCCGAGATGCTGGAGGCTTAATGAGCGAACGACATTTTTTCTGGCTTGGCGACATTCCCGAGCGGGAAGAGGCGCGGCGCAAATGGGGCATGGCTCCTGGAAACGTCTCGAGCGGGAAGGAACGCTCCGACCATGTAGAGGCCACCATAGAGGCATTAGAGCGTGTGCTTGTACGGCTCCGCGCCGGTACATCGCCAGAGGATTGCGGGCGCGATGTTGTGCTGATCGGCAGGATGATGGAGCGGAGGGCATGATGCAAACAAGCAGAGACGGCATCGAACTCATCAAGCACTTTGAGGGCTTGGCGAGGCTTCGCCGGGATGGGAAGATTGAAGCCTATCCTGATCCAGCGAGCGGCGGCGATCCGTGGACGATTGGATACGGAACCACCGGGCCTGACATTAAGCCTGGTCTCGTCTGGACGCGCCAGCAATGCGAGGACCGGCTGATAAACGACATGCGGGTGTTTGAGCAGGACGTTACGCGCTTGGCGGGCGATCATGGCGGGCAGCATCGGTTCGATGCGCTGGTGTCATTCGCCTACAATCTCGGGGCTGATGCGCTGCGCCGGTCAACCCTGCTGCGCATGCACAATGAGGGCGACTATGCCGGTGCTGCCGAGCAATTCGTGCGATGGGACAAGGCGCGCGTGAACGGTCGTCTACGGGCGCTGAGGGGCTTGACCCGTCGCCGCGAAGCGGAAGCGAAACTTTACAGGGGGCAAGCATGAACCGCTCGATGCAACGCTTCTCCCTCGCCGTCCTCGCCGTCCTCGTTGCGTCCGGCATTGTGGCCGCGCTCTATGTCTTTGCCGTCCCCGCCGAAAGCGAAAAGGTGCTGTTCATGGCACTCGGCAATGTCCTGTCATGGCCCGCTATGGCCTTCGCCTACTACTTCGGAACGTCCGAAGGCAGCGCGCAGAAAACCGACATTCTCACTGAACTGACGAAAGGAAAAGACCAATGAACATCGTGACCGAAGTTAAGGAAATCGCCGCCGATGTGCTGGAAGCTATCGTTGAGGAGGGCCGCAAGTTGGCTGGCTCTGTAGCGGCCTATGCCAAGGAAATGGCAGGAACCGCGCTCGATATGTTTGTTTCCTACATCAAGGAAACCAAACTCGGCACGGCGATCATGAACCTTATCAGCGCGGCACAATCGTCCAGCGCATCGGGCTATGACAAGTTTGCTGCGGTGATCTCTGCGGCAAAGGATGCATGGCTTGCGTTTGTCGATGCAGGCGGCGTGTCTGGCATCTGGTCGCAGTTCACCGGGGCGCTGGTCTATGTCATTCAGGGGCTTTACGAACGTTTCAAGGCGGCGTGATGGGCTTGCTTGGTAAGCTGCTGGCCCTGCTGTTCGGTTGGTTCGCCAATCGGGGCAGGGCCAATATCACCGAGATTGCGGACAGCCACGCCCGCGCACAGGAACATCTCGCACAGGAAAGGGCCGCTAATGAGGTGCAAGCAAAATCTGCTGCTGCTCGCTCTGCCGCTGATACTCGCATCGTGCGCACCATCAGCGAAAATCCCACTGACACCGCCGATGCCATCGCCAGAAAGTTCCCGGACAACTTCCGGGATTAAATACGTTCCATGCGCGTCGCTGGCGCTGGGGCAGGTATCACGGCAAGACACGGTGGGAACGCTGGCTTGGGTTGTGCCGCTAATGGAGACAATCAAGTCGGTCTGCTAAACGCCTGCACTGGCGCGGCGGTCTATGCCATGGAAGCGCATAGGTGGGCGAAGGGTTTGGGGGAAAGATCGGCCAAATGATCGGCCAACTTGTAAGAATTGCTTACAGGTTCAATCATTTGACCGGGTTTTGATATTAGGCCTGAATGAATGTCAGAAACGGCGCAATTCCTGACATTCGCTATTTGACTGGGTTTTGATCTGCGTGCTTTTTCAGGTACGCCTCAGCAGGTGACAGGCCGCAAACCTCGCAGACGGGGAATAGCGCCTTGCGGACCATAACAGCGGCGATACGTCCTCCACATTGAATGCATCGAGCATTTTTGAGGCGTCCGGGTTCCAGTCTCATTGCTTTCCTTCTGTCTATGCTCGGCAGGCGTTCGAGTGGGCTAGGGGGCTTTAGGTGGGGCGGGCAGAGGCATCCAGTGGCTAGCACTATAGATTGTGCCTTTAGGGACGCTGCGCACCTTGCCTTTGGCATCACCCTTCCATTTATGGGCGACAAGTATCTCACCGCCCGGAGCATCAAAGCCAAGCGCCATCCGCAGTTTGCGCTCACTCTCGGACGGCATGACGTACGCAAGGAAATAGAGATCCTTGGGCGCGGTTGATATGTCTCGCCATTCGCCAGCACCAGCGCGATAACACCAGCATGTGCGCTTAATTTCGGCTTGGTCCTCATCCATGTTTATTCCTCCCAGATGATTGGTTCGCCGGGGTGAGCGCATTTGTGCATGTCGGCGGTGTTCCACCAATCATGCAATTGGTTCGCCAGTTCCGCGAGCCGCTTTTTGGTTAGGCGGGTGCCGACATACTGACCGGTGGCAAACACACGGAAGTGATTGTCCAGCAGCCATTGCAATTCGTCGGCATGGTGCAGGATGAGGGCGGATAAGTCCTCCCTGCTCATCGATGCGTCAGCGCGGTCGATCAGTTGCGGGTTCAGGTATTTTCGCTTGGCCTCGCTCTCGGTGATGCGCTCACTCAGGTTGCGGTAAAGGCGTTGCTTGCGGCTCATTCGGTTTTAATCCCTATCAGTAGGTAATTGATTCAATTGAGTCCGGTTTTAAAGCCCATCCCGCGAAAAGTGGCGGAAAGGCTAACTGTCAAATTTACCGATAAGACCTTACCCTTGGATCGGACAAACTTGCAGTGCTTGAGGCTAGGCAGCTTTGCCACGGTTCCAGAAGTCCTTCTCGAAATCGTCCACGATCTCCCCCGCAATTCGCGCAAGGGCTGCGTCAAGGGCGGGCTTATGCCAATGCTCGCGCCCGCCGAACGTCACGCCTTGCGGGAGCCTGCCAGCGGCAACTTCGCGAATAAATGCGCCCTCGGATAGGTCGCAGTAGGCGGCGGCTGTCTTGCGGCGCATTGCCTGGGGCCAGTGGGGCGCGGTCATGGCTTGTCCTCCGCAAGGGCGCGAGGTCCATGCTCAAAAGCCTCCCATGATACGTAGAGCGGCCAAAGAAGGCCCGCCATCATCGCTCCTGCGGGTGCTCCTGCAATATTGCGCCAACACAAGGCATCCTGCTTGGCCTTGCAAGCAGCGTATTCGGCGTCTTCCGCGTTCTGCCTTGCGGCAGCACTGTGTCCAAAGGCGATGACAAAGCCCGCTGCGTAGATGGCGGCGATCAGCTTATTGCGGTCGGTCATGGCTTGCTCCTGTGTTCGCCTGCTTCGATCTTGTCGGCCATGCAGCGCCCGACATAACCCATGCCTACACGGGGTTGGCGCAACCAATCCGCGATCTCCCGCTCTATCTCGGGGCGCATCGCTTTGATGGCGGCGGCTGCTTCGCGCAAGCGCCTTGCTCGGCCAGCTTTGGTGTTGGTTGCCATGTCGATGAAAGCTTCGTTTCCATCGAACGGTGCCAAGGCTATCGCCAGCGCGACCTTCTCGACCAGTTCATTCATCGCATCCAATCCTCTACATCGTCCTCGGGATCGTAATCGACGACACCCTTGCCGAGGCACTTGAGGCACTCGATTGTGAAGTCATCGGGGGACAGATCATCCATGCCAACAAAGCGCGAGCGAAGGTTCGGGTTAACGCCACAGACTTCGCCGTTGCCGTGGCATTGCGGACATTCAACGTTGATCAGCATGGGCGTGTGGCTCCACAAATGTCGCACCGTTCGCCGGGGCGTAGATGGCATTCCCCGCATGGTTCGCCATTGCCCTTGCGGTTTGGCTTCGGGAAACGATGCGCCGCGCACATGGCCTCATCATCTGGAGCCAGGTTGCGGCAGTTCACCATAAGGCATTGTGCGGTCATAATTTTACCTTCCCTTCACAGTGGAAGCAGTTGTTCGGCCCGCTCTCCATACTGGTATCAACGATGTGGAAGCCGGTGGGTGAGGATGGGCATTCGGTGCCTCGCGTGATGAACTTGACCAGTCCACCTTCTTCCAGCGCCTTAACCACAGCGATTGCTCCGTCTCGCTCATTCCAATGGGCATAGAAGCTGTCCGCGATGGCGTCGGCAATCAGGTCTTCTAGGTCTTGGCGGTCAACCTTCATCGCTCAGTTCCTTCAAGAGTTCGCCCTTGGGTTCCCAAATGGCGTAAAGCCCGCAGGCGGTGCATCGGCGCTGCTTATGCGTCTTGCCCATTTCTTTGGCCCATGCGTGCCACTCGATATAACCTTTGGGCTGAATCGTGTGGTCCTCGAAGTTGCTACACAGCCCCATCAGGCGTCTCCTTGACTGGCAGGGCAAGGATAGCGTCCAGCACCGGCTCGACCTCTGCCATCGCTTCTGCCGCCGCTTTGCGAGACGCCTCGCAATCACTGGTTGCAGCGATGGTGGCGAGGGTTTCCCACATTGGCCCGGTTGCGCTCTGCATATCACGCTGGCCTGCTTGGTAGGCTGCGAGGCGGTGGGTTTCGATCATTTTCGCCACTCGTTCGACATCTGCGGCAAAGGTGGGTGTTGCTGCGACCGCGCCTTTGAAGTCACGAAGCACAATTGCGATGGCTACTTGCCTGTCAGCGTCATTCGGCATGGGGTGAGCCTTTCGCGCGGCACTCGTTGGTGAGGTCGTGGTACTCGGCCAACGTGTAGTGGACCCGCCCCCGGAACGAGAGCCAGTTAGTGTCCTTGCCGTCGCGGCCTGCAATCTGAGCGGCGGAACGCAGGCAGTCGTTGTGTTGGATTAGCGCCCCTTCCAACGCCTTCACGCTGGCTTTGAGCGCGGCGTTCTCATCGGCCAGCGTCTTGCAGCCAGGGCAAAAGTTGGTGCGGATGTTGTCAGTCATGGCTACTATCCCCTGCAAATGCGACGTATTTGGCGCGAAACTCGTCGGCCTGCTTTTTGTACATGCGGGCGAGGTCGTTGTTAGCTTTCGCGTTCTCTCGCAGTCGTGCGTTCTCGGCCTGTAGCTGGCGCAGGACTTGGGCGGTTTGTTGATGCTTCGCCTTGGCTTCGTTGTAGTGGTAGGTGGCTTGGAAATCGTGCCACGCTGCCAGTGCTTCTATCTCATTGCTCATTGCTGGTCTCCCGTTGTGCGAGCATGGCGTCGGCAAGGGCATAGGCTTCAAGCGCCCATTCTTCATAAGGCTTGCTGAAATCCTTTATGCAGATGGCCAAAGCTTGACCGGCGAAATAGTCCCTGAGCGTCATGCCTTCTTGCATCCCTGCTGGATCGGTAAAGCCGGGACGCGGAAATGCGGGCGGGTTATCCATGGCTCTTGTCCTTCCATTGTGCGAGGGCTGCGGCGCTAACTTCCTCGATCTTGTCGAGCAGCCGAAACACATCGGCGTCGCTGTCGAAACAAAAGCCGCCGCGCAGTGCGTCAATCCGCTTCAACGCCTCGACCAGCACGGCGGGGTCGGGCTGGCGGGTGTTCCATGCTGCGATGGCTTCGGCTTCTACGGCTTTGCGCCCACCGTTGCACCTCTTGGAGCAACGCACCTGATAGCGGTCGTATGGCCAATCCCAAGACCTCAGTTCCGCAGCGGCTCCACAATGGGGACACGGCTTGAGTTCATCGGTCATGGCGAGCCTCCCTTGCCATCTCCATGCCGCGACGGAGAGCGGCTAGGGCTGCTTTGACCGTGCGCTTGTTGTCCCATTCGCCGCGATCTATTTCGTCCCGACAACCGCATTTAGAATGACTGCTTGGATCAAGCGCCTCCTTGGCAATATCCCGCGCCTCAATCAGCAGCGGATCGGTCTTCGGCTCGGGGTACTTGACGAGGAAGCGTTCCAGTTCCTCGATGCCGCCATCCGTCTCGATGTATTCCCGCACCCCCGCGACCAGTTCGGCAATCTCTGCCTTCGCGGCGTGGAGTTCTTCGATGGTGGCGCAGAGAATAGGGCCGACGCTCGCCTGCGTGATATTGTAGGCATTCCAGTTTTTCGTTCCCCACGCATCGTTCAGTTTACCCGCCGCTTCCTGACGTATGTGTTCGGGGTAGGTCATGCCACCAGCCTCCTCTGTTTCTTGGATGTGACCGCATCGACCATTCCAGCCTCTGCCAGAAGATCGTGCATCAACCATCCAGCACGGGTCAAGCGGTAATAATCTGACAGGGTGTCAGAGCTTGTGTGCGGGGGCCTCTGCCCTTTGTGGTTCGGGTTGACGGCGTGGATCACAAGACCGCGTTCGATCAGGCCGCGAACCCCGGTGATGAACAGATCGCGCATTCCAGCAGGCCAGCGAGACCTATCATCGTGGGCCAGCATATCCAGCGCCGCGATGTGCGTCTTGGACAACTGCAACAGGAAGGCTGAACTTGTCGCCGCTTCTCGCAGGATTAAGTTCGGTATCTCCTGATTATCGTTCATCCCTGCTTCCTCTCGTAATACTTGAGGTTCATTGGTGCGTGCTCACAATGCCAAGGCTATTACTCACAGAGCTGTAGCCGTAGCCGTCGCCGTCGCCGTAGCCGTAGCCGTAGCCGGAGCCGTAGCCGTCGCCGTCGCCGTAGCCGTAGCCGTAGCCGTAGCCGTAGCCGTAGCCGTCGCCGTAGCCGGAGCCGTAGCCGGAGCCGTAGCCGTCGCCGTAGCCGGAGCCGGAGCCGTCGCCGTAGCCGTAGCCGTAGCCGGAGCCGTAGCCGTAGCCGGAGCCGTAGCCTACAGGTCTAAAAGTGGGGGCCATCAGCGCCCCCATCCGTCAGCAACAGGGACGCAGAACACTTCCGCACCCGCAGGCATATCAACGTCTGCAATGGGCCGAAGGTCTGCATTTGCCTTCTTCGGGTTTTCAATCATCCCGGCAAAACCGATGCTTTCCCACTTGAACACATGGAGGGCGTTCGACAGCCGAATGCGCCCATCTTCGCGGGTAACATCGCCTGCGAAAATCCATCCACGGTCCACCACGACGACTGCGCGGGTTCCGGTAGGCTTGCTGCTGGCTGGAACATATTCGACGCCATTGATTGTGATTGCTTCGCTCATGTCAGTTTCCTTTCTGTGGGTAATACTTGGGGTGCCTCTCGCGCGTGATCTGCTGCGCGCGGGCTTCAATGGGGTCCATCGGCAACGGGCGCTGGCGCACCTCGTAGGGGTTGCCGGTGTGGTGGACGCGCAACCAGGTCATGCTGCTTGCCTCCAGCCAATTGCGTCTAGGATGGCGTTGCCGATCAGTTCTGGAACTTGCGGAACTACGGCGTTCCCGAGTTGCTTATTGCGGTGTATCCCTCGGGGAACCCCATGACCTGTTCCGCGGTCTCTGGAACCGGATACCGTTGGCCAAGAACAAGGCTGCACCAGTCTTGCCAATTGTTGCGCTCTGGTCGATTGACACCACGCCGCGGTGACTGTCTGCCGCCCTTGAACGCTGTCGCGTTGGGGGTAGGCCACAATCCACACTCGGTCCCGAAGTTGTCTGGCACCAGCGTAGGAAGCCGGTATGCAGTGCCATTCAGCATCATACCCGAGCGCGGCCAAGTCTCCGAGAACGGTTCCAAGCCCCCGCCCAAGCAATGCTGCGACGTTCTCCACACCGACGAGCTTGGGTCGTAACTCGTCAACCAGTCTGGCGTACTCTCGCCAAAGCCCGCTGCGTGCGCCTGCAAGACCCTCTCCACGGCCTGCAAGACTAACATCTTGGCAGGGAAATCCTCCAACGATTGCATCCGGTCGTATGCCGTCTGATCGCAATCTGTCTGCGGTAAGTTCTCGAACATCGTCATAAATCGGGATGCCTGGGTAGCGGTTGCAAAGGGTTTTTTGCGCTTCCTTGTCGAGCTCGCAGAAGGCGACAGTTTCGCTCAAGCCAGCGCGTTCGAGGCCGAGCGAGAAGCCGCCTATCCCTGCGAACAGATCTAGCGTGTGAAGCTTGTTCACTCGCCCGCCTCCCAATCCATGTCCTCGCAAATGCGGTCCCTGCTTGCCCACCATGCGCCACCGAGAGCGCAGATGGCCCCGTACACAAGAGCGGCGGCGGTCCATGTAATAGTGGTCATAAATCCCCCTTAAGTTCGACGCCGTTCCTCGCGGCGTATTCCTCGATCACTAGAAACAGGTCGGAAAACTGGTCCTTGGTCAGTTTGCTTGACCGGAATCCGACCGGCACCATTCC